GTATATTTTATTACAGGCAATCATGACTTATATTACAAAGATAAAAGAGAACTTAACAGTATAGAGTATGCTAGAGATCTTTCTAACTTTGTTATGGTAGATGAACATTTCCTACAAGATGATGTTGCTATTATACCTTGGTTAGTAGGCGACGAATATAAGCAGGTTGCAAAGATGCAATGCAAGTATATGTTTGGACATTTTGAGTTACCGTACTTTAAAATGAATGCAATGGTAGAGATGCCAGACCATGGCGGTGGTATAAATGACAAAATGTTATCAGGTCCTGAGTTAGTATTTAGTGGGCACTTTCACAAAAGACAGTTTAAAAATAATATACATTATATAGGCAATGCTTTCCCACATAATTATGCAGATGTAGATGACAATGAACGTGGTGCTATGTTCCTTACATGGGACGAAGAGCCTCTGTATGTAAACTGGACTGAGTGTCCTAAGTATAAAGTATTCACACTTAAAGAACTTTTAGATAACCATCAGAACTTATTAGATAGTTATACATACGCAAGGGTTAAACTTGATGTTAGCATCAGTTATGAAGAAGCAAACTTTGTTAGAGAAAAATTTGCAGAACAATACGGAGTAAGAGAACTACAACTTATTCCTATAAAAGAAGAAGAAGAATTTGAAGGCGGAGACATAACATTTGAAAGTGTAGATCAAATAGTTTTAGCACAATTAGACACAATAGATAGTAATACCGTACAAAAAGAAGTATTAGTTGAAATATATAACAGCATAGAAACCCAATAATGTTAAAGATTAAAAACGTATCAGCAAAGAATTTTATGAGTGTTGGCAACAACACACAGGCAGTTAATTTTGATAACTGCCAACTTACACTTGTACTAGGACATAACTTAGACATGGGCGGAGACGGTAGCAGAAATGGTACTGGCAAGACTACTATCATTAATGCACTCAGTTATGCATTATATGGTGATGCACTGACAAACATCCGTAAAGATAACTTAATAAACAAAACAAATGGTAAAGGAATGATTACCACAGTTGAGTTTGAAATACAAGGCAAACAATATCGTATAGAAAGAGGCAGGCGTCCTAATATTTTAAAACTATATATTGACGGTGAAGATGCTGTTGATGGTGAGCAACAAGGCGACAGCAGAGAGACACAAAAAGAGATAGAAAAGATTATCGGCTTCCCACACAATATGTTTAAGCATTTAATTGCATTAAACACTTACACTGAACCTTTCTTATCAATGAAAAATAACGATCAAAAAGATATGATCGAACAGTTATTAGGTATTACAGAACTCTCACAAAAAGCAGAAATACTAAAAGAGAGACAGAAGGTTACCAGAGATTCTATTAAAGAAGAAGAAATTACTATTAACGCCATAGAAGCCAGTAATAAAAGAATAGAAAAAAATATTACTGAAATTGAAAGTCGTAGCAGAGCATGGGACGTAAATAAAGAAACTAAAATTACAGATTTAGGTATACAAATTGTAGACAAGGAAAAGTTAGATATAGACAACGAATTATCTAATCACAGAGAAATAGTAACTTTAAAAGAGCAACTTGCAAATAAACAAACATTAGATACAGAGAAAAAACGTTTACAAACTAGTGTTGGTAGAAGCTCAGAAAAACTTATTAAGTTAGAAAAAGACTTACTAAGTGCAAAAGAAGGCGTATGTCCTACATGTGAGCAGGCTACAGCACATTTAGACACACATGAAGCATACACAAAAGATTTAGAAGAAAGCATTGAAACGGAACATCAATACTTTGCTGATTTAGAACAACGTCATAAAGAGCTAGAAACAGCACTTGTAGAGTATGCTGATTTACCAGACATGCCTAGAACAGTTTATACAACGTTAGAAGAAGCCCTTCAGCATAAGCATAATTTAGATACTATGCACTCTCAGTTGCAAGAAAAAGCACAAGAAGAAAACCCTTATGTAGAGCAGATAGAAGGTCTTAAAACATCAGGTATACAGGAAATTAGTTTTGAGATAATGAATGAGCTAACACACTTGCAAGAACATCAGGACTTTTTATACAAACTATTAACCAGCAAAGACAGTTTTATTCGTAAGAAAATTATTGATCAAAATATTGCATATCTTAACCACAGATTGTCTTACTACCTGGAAAAACTTGGATTGCCACATGAGGTTAAATTTGCAAGTGATTTAGGTGTTGAAATTACAGAGTACGGCAGAGACTTAGACTTTGATAATTTAAGCCGAGGAGAGCGTAACAGACTTATACTAGGACTTAGTTGGGCATTCAGAGACATATACGAAAGTTTAAACAGACCAATGAACCTGATGTGTATTGATGAACTTGTTGACAGTGGAATGGATAGCATGGGCGTAGAAAATGCTCTAGCAGTATTAAAGAAAATGCACAGAGAGTCAGGAAAAAACATCATGCTTATTTCACACAAAGAAGAGCTTATAGGACGTGTTAATAATGTATTAACAGTTGTAAAAGAAGGCGGCTTTACAAGTTATAACACAGACACCGAGTATGTTAATTGATGTAAATTTAGGTGAGAACGCAGAATACACCTTGACCTACGAGCTGTTTGATAACAGAGTTGCTACTAGAATATGGGAACGTTTTAAAGATAAAGAACATCCTGTAATAAGTCCAGACAGATTTTATGGCTTTGGAGAAACAAAAGCAGAAGTAGAACAAACTCTACATAAATGCGTTAACCAATTAAAAGAACTCAGACCTGACTTAAATATAGAATCCATGGATTTAAATCATCTACATGATTTATTTGCTTCTACCCACTATGAGCTACAAAAAGAAAAGTACCCTTCGCAAAAATTAAACAACTTATTAGTAAAGTTAAATTACACAATACATCATTTAGAAGATATAACTAGAACTGCTAAAAAAAGATTTATAACTTGCACTAACGATCCTGGAGAGCCCTTGCAAGATAGTGATTACGACTTGTTTACTCCTGATATGAAAAAGAACTGGTTGTATATGAATTACCCACATGTGGGAAAACATATTATGGCTATCTTTAATGACGGAGATATAGACATACCGCAGGATCAAATACAACCCACTAGCATACTTAAAAATGACTTGGCTGGGTGGCTAGATGACGACGTAATTGCCGGGAAAAGATATCTATTAAATATGAATAGGTTCCTTGCAAAAATACATTACAAAATACCTTATACTATAGGGGATAAAAAACTTGCTGTTGGAAAAATACCTCTCGGTAAATTAATACACGAGCCAGATCTATCGGAAATAAAAAAATATCGTTTTATACATTCTATTAAAGCATATTAATCAGATACTTCGTATCTTTTAAGTCTTCATTAATTCGTTTCGTTTCACTCAACTCATTTACTCGACTTAAATTAACTTCGTTATCACGAAGGTAGGAGTCATAATTCTCCTATACAGGAGAATATGTCATCACGATGGGTCATCGTCATCGTAAACTCGGGTGCTATTAGGAACCGGTGAGCCTTCTGTCCCCATACACTACCGTCTCATCTCACGGAAACACTATAACCTAGTTACGTTTAGTTATACTGCTTGTAGGTTGCTTATTCTCATTTCCTACTTCCTTTTAATACTGATTGTCGTGTGTTTGTATCTTGTCCGCTATACATCTCTAAATCCCGCACCAGGATTACTGGATTGTCGAAGAGTCCGAATTATAGCCTCGGTGGAGCCGGTGTATAGTCCTATGTGTGCCTTGTCTGCCTTGATGTGAATTGTGTTTTAACTTTCGTTTTAACACTCCTACTTATAAGGTCTTTAATGCCTCTTTAAGGATTTTTGAACCACCTACTCTTACGTTGATAATTCCGTTATAATAGTCGTCAGTTTCAAGTACTCGCCTCTCGAATTGCTCTCGGGCTTCTATGTAACTTGCTACTCCTCTACTAGGACAATAGTACAAGATCTCTCGTTTAAACTTGTCTTCGCCCAGCTCTGCAACGTCATTGTTTAAATGATCGCTACTACCCCAATAAGTACGCCAGTCACTTTCTTTGGTGCCACGTCTTTTATTCTTTTTACCTTTAAGAGGGGGTTTTGTTGTTTTGAATTTTGCTAACTTTTTACCAACATATTTTTTGTTGTTAGTTAGGTTTGTAATTAAGTATACAAATGCTTCACATCCTTCAGGAAGCTCTGTAACCTCATTGTTGTTATAGTACCAACTCATTATAGATCTTCGCTACCTTCTTGTCCATTTCTCTTCTTGATGTATTTGTTCAGGGCTTTTATGAACCTTGTACGTTCTTTAAAGCTCATTGCCCAAACTTCATTGTATGATATCTTGCCTTCAGAGTAAATCACTATTTCGGTTATGTTATCATATATGGCCTCTGAGTCTTTTTTGAGCTTCTCTAGATACTGAACAATCTGTTCAGGTTCGGCCCGTCCTAGGAAGCCGTGAAAAAATTTACAGGGTCAAACGCTATTCCGGCTTCAAACTCTTCATCACATTTTTCACATGCAAACTGCATAGTTTTTTGTATGCCTATTTTATTAATATCTGTAACCGAGTTTTCAACTGACTTACCTATACTTGCTTCACAATTATCTAAATACTCTTTTATGTGTTCTCTATCTGTAATTAAGATTTCTTCGTCTTCCTTAGTTACTGTAATAGAGTTCACAGCATTTACAATCAATGTGTAGTTCATGTCAGCCATTTTCATAAAACTTTCATTAAAGATCTTTAATTTATCTAAATCATCTGGCATTTCTGCCATTACTTGCATACTCCTAGTACTTTTAAAACTGGCAATACCTGCCTGAATAGTATTTTCGTATTGGAAAGGTCTAACTTCTATAGTAAGTCCGTTAGGTGTATCTACCTTATAA